TGTTTCATATAGTAGCCCATCCTGTTGGAAGCCTGCTTCCTAGCAGTATTACCTTTTAGATGGATGTCTATAATCACTGGGTCCTTTTTATTTTCTTCTTTCCGTATTACTCTACCAATTAATTGAGTAAGAAGAGGCTCATTATTAATTGGAGTGCCCAAGATTAAACAGCTTAGGTTATTTACTGATATTCCTTCTGAAAAGATTGCCTGAGTTCCAAACAGTATATCTTTTTTACCAGCTCTAATTTCAGTTAAATACATCTCTCTATCTTCATGGGATACTTCTCCTGTAACACATATAGCATTTTCTCCCGCTAATTCTGAACAAGTTTTTAGAAAATGTACTCTATCACTGACTACTAAGACTTTATGCCCCTTTGCAGCGTAGGCTGCCGCTAGCATAGATATAGTATGTATATATTCTTCATTGTTTGTTAACGCTGTAACCCTATTAGCCCAGGGAGTTCTATTACCATCTAGAAATCTTACTTCTGATTTTAAGATATGTATTATAGGGATCATATAGTTTTCCTTTGGGGGTTTATAAACCTTATTTCCAAAGTAATCTCTAAATACTACATGTTTCCCATCCTTTCTTTCTATAGTTCCTGATAAGCCCAACTTATATCTTGCATAATTTGAGTCTATAACTTTAGAAAATGTCGGAGAGGAAACATGATGCATCTCATCCAAAATGATTGTCCCAAAAGTATCTTTTACTTTCGGAATGTTACGGTATAAAGTCTGTGTATTACCTACAACGATAGGAGTATCAGTTTCGAACTTTCCACTACCTATAATTCCTGGTGTAAATCCATAGACTTTTTCTGCTTCTTTTACCCACTGATTACGGAGAGGTATTGTGTGAGTTACTACTAATGTTTTTTGACCTAACTTTCCCGCGATAGCTAATCCTACAAAAGTCTTTCCCCAACTTACCCACGCGTTTATTATAGAGTTATCAATGAGGTCATCATAAATCGCCTCTTGGCTTTTCCTTAAATCGAACTTAAAGTCAGGAAAGTCCACTGGCAATAATATTCGTTTATCTACTACTTCGTAGTCATCAGGTATGAGATCCGTTCTTCCAATAGGTATAGTAACTAACCCAGGGCGAATTCGTTTCATATTTTTAATGACTTGAGGCGGGTCGTCAGGCTTGTATGAAGGAATAATGTATGTTAATTCTTCCTCTACTTCATTCTTGTACTTGTCCGTTACTTCAAGATAAATTCTATTGCTTAAAATAGCTTTCATATTTTCCTTTTAGTAGTGGATTTAAAATCCTCAGAGTATTCATATAGTAACCATGGCAAGCTATTTAGGTGTAAAACTCCCGCCCACGTAGCTTCTGGTAGAGGGGGTCTGATTACTTTAAAAGGAAAGTTCACTCCTTTAAGCCATAAAACAGAGGCAACTGTTTTCTGCTCTATCTTTCTTATTTTGTAATATTTTAGTGAAGTAAACTTAGTTTTTTGATAAATAAAAACATTCCCATCACTATCTACAAAAGTATTTTTTCTTTGTTTTAGTACTCCTATTAAATCATTTACAGACTTACGCAGGGGTAATAAGTTTTTAAAAGGAGTTTGTAGCCTTCTAATTCCTAGAGTTTCCCCTGGCATATTTTTATCATCTACTAACTTTCCCTCTATTGTAACTAAGCCATCTCTTTCAATCCAGTTACTAGCGGGGAGTATGAAAACAGGAAATTGTATCTTAGATACAGTTCTAAATGTAATCACCATATGTTTTCTCGAATTTACCCATTGAGTAATCATCTCCTATTTCGAAATCACATCCAATGGGAGCACCCGAGATAGTAATACCACGATCCATTTGAATAAACTCTTTCAGTTTTACACTATAGTGTTCTATCTCGTCTTCTGGCACCTCTGCTAATACAGAGTCATGAACTAAGGCAAAGATACGAGACTTCATATTATTTGACTTAATGTATTCATTCATCTGAGTAGCACCCATTAGGTTGATATCAGAAGCTGGAGACTGTACGAGAAAGTTGAGACCAGAGCGTACAGTATGACTGCGAATCCCAGCATCTTGGGAATTAACATTAGGTAGTCGTCGTTTTCTACCAAAAGAGCTATATATAAACCCACTTTTACTAATCTGCGCCTCATTTCTTTCGATCCACGCCTTAAGAGAGCGGAAAGATCGAAAATAGTCATCAATAACTTTTTTAGCTTCTGTAACATTGAAATATTTTCCTGAATCTTTTGTAACTTGTTCACTTATCTTTTTTGGTCCGGCACCATACATGATACCGAAAGTTACGGCTTTAATGGCCTGTCGTCTAGTAGGATATAGTTCTGCAACTTGTTCTACTTCACAGGGTAATTTGAATACTGTTTTTGCCATTGTACTATGGAAGTTTCCTCCAGTTCGGAAAACATCCATAAGAGCTTTGTCTTCTGATAGCTTTGCAGCCACATATACTTCGGCAGTTGTTAAGTCCATTGCAACAATTTTACTTCCTTCCCTGGCTTTGATACAACCTTTCACAATAGGATTGTCCCTAGGAAGTTGTTGCATATTTAACTTGCCGCTAGAGCTAAGACGCCCAGAAGTAGTACCATGCAAATTAAATCCGGTACGTAAACGACTGTCCATGTCGAGCTGAGGAATGATCTTGTCCAAGTATGTATTTTTAATCTTAGACTTCTGACGAATGTTGAGTATGTGCTTGGGTACATCGTGTTTCTCGCTTAATTCTGTTAGAACATCAGCATCCGTAGAATGTGCTCCTGTTCCTGTTTTTTTACCTGTGGGAGTTAATCCAATACTATCAAACAATAAAGAACGTAACTGTACAGTACTGTTAGGATTAAAATCTTTACCTTGAATAGATTCAAACCTGTTAACTTCTTCGAACGTATATAGTTCTTGAATCGCTTCATCAATATCCTCCTGCATAAGTGCCTGAGCTACTAATAGCCTCTCTCTATCAAAAGGAACTCCATTATCTTGAACATCTATAAGAAATCTACATCCTGGAATTAAAATATTGTCATATACCCACTTTAGTTTGGGATTTTCTTTGATCTTTACAAACTTCTCATAGATCAAGTAAGTGCATACTGCATCCATTGCAGCATATGTTTTCATAGTATCGAAAGGAATCATTTCCCACATAAAACTTGAAGCATTCAAACCATTTGTTCTTTTGTATTGGGTTATCCAATCATGCATTGGCTTTTCATAATCTCCATAAGGAGTATAATTTAATGCTAATTCTTTTAGACCATGCCCTCCGGGATTCTCGTCTATGAGGTAATGGAGCAACATGGTGTCTTCAAAGTCGGGAAATTTAAAATTGAAATGATACTCAAAGAAAGCTACGTCAAATTTAGCATTATGAAATATTACTTTCTTTGCAAGAAATAGCTTTTGAAGGAAGGATTCTAGTTCATCATCAAAACAATCTGTATCTATATAAACTCCGTGTAATCCATTATAACTAATAGATATTCCTAACATATGTCCATCCCGAGGATAGAGACCATTTGTTTCAGAGTCTAATGCAATGTACTTACCTTCATCTGCAATAGCATTTAATACCCACGCTTTAGCTTCGGCAGTATCTTGTATTCCTCTGGCTATAGTTTCGTCAATAACTACATCTTCAATTTCGCCATTAATGTATTGCACGATACTTTTCTTAGAGGACTCCCATGTCTTTTTTGCTTCAGGTTTGAATGTTAACATGGCAGGGTTTATCACAGGCAAATATTTATCTTCTACTTTCTTACCAGAATAAGCTGTGATAGATGTGATTTTAGTAAAGTACTTAAGCGCCTCACTGCCTACTAATACAATCCAATCATAGGAATTTGTATCAATATCAATATCACAGTCTCGCTTTAATACTTTCTTTAGTGAAGAATCTGAACAAAGTTGATACTGATCAAATTCAAAAGCGCCCTCAAACTCCTTAGTGAAGTTTGTGCGGCTGGGTTTAGTTTCTACTAATGCAACTTTAGGCATATAATTTTTTCTCCAATCCTGCTACTTGAGCTTGTGTAAGTCCACCAGGATCCTCACCATTTAAACTGATGTTTCTATAGCCAAGGCTAACTTCCTCGCATAGAATTTTTACGTTTTCTGCAGCCTTTTGTCCGGCCTCATCTCCATCAAAAAAGATAGCAACATGAGATACGTTTTGCATACGCAACATTGCTAACTTATCTTCATTGATATTGTGAGTACCAAAACAACAAACTGCATTATCAAGACCCTTATCATGTAAATTAATTACATCATAAATGCCCTCTACTAAAATAACTTCCCCCATCCTAGGCATTACTATAGGAAACAAAGGTAGTTTTGCTCCTGGGGGACTAAATTTATACTTAGGTGTTCCTCCAGAAGTATGTCGCCCTTGAAAGGCTACTATCTTTCCTGATATGTCTCGTATAGGAAAGTTAATACGACTAACAAAGTCTTTATCTACATGCTCGAAAGCCTCAAACCGTCTATAGGTTCTTGGAGATATATCTCTCCAGTTTCCTATGTATGGTATCGCTCCTACAGGCATAGATAAGCCTATGTTATCAGCTCGTTTTTCTTTAATTTTTTTAATAAGAAGATTCCTTTTAAGTTGCAACCCCGTTGCGACTTCGCCAAAGTAAGTAAAGATATTACCTCTAAACTCACAAGAAAAACAATTAAATCGACCATCAATTTGATCAATTCTCATACTAGGGTTTCTATCGTCATGCTCTGGATTTAGACAACGCACTACAAAATCATTACCCTTAGGAATATACTCTATTCCTCTCTTCATTAATAATTGTTCGACATCCATAATATATCCCTACTGTTGATAATAATTATACAGGAAATAGATTGTGAAGTCAAGAAGTTTTTACGGCTCCTCAACAAATAAATAACAGCCGGTTTGCGCCCTACCAAAAGGGTCTCTTCCATTTAATTCTGAACTAGCAAGACTTACCCCCATAGATAAATCTAGGTAACATCTTTCTCCTTTAAAATTTAGTCCTACGAATACTTGATCTGTCTGATCTGAATGACGGTCGTTGAACGGTACTCCGTCTCTAATTGCACTTATATGTTCATATTCTATATAGGGATTAGCTCCACATCCCAATAGAAAACATACTGGTAATAGTTTAGCCAACATCGTAAATATCTTCTCCTGATTCTTCTTTTTCTGACTGTTCTTTAGGGGTTAAGGCCGTGTCTGGTCCTATCTTAAGGGTTTCCCAATTCATACTGGAAGTAAAAGAACGCTGACTGGCTCCACGCATTTTTACGCAATTGAAAGAGATGCAAGCATCTTCTTCAGTATAAGCTTCTAGAGCATACGCAGCATCCGCGGAGTCTAGAATACCTTTTGCGAAACGAGCTTCACCAGTCGCATCCGTTTGGTACGGCGAAATAACAGTACAATCGTACTCTTGTGCCATACTTTTTAGAGACTTACTAACTTCTATCTGTTCTGTCCAATCATACTGGCCTCCACGAGAAGGTAAGGCCGAACGCTTTACTTGGTTGATATAGTCTACAAGAATCACGCTTGCTTCTAACGTTTTCACCTTCTTATCTAACTCTGTGCGTATTCTGGCTAGAGTAAGGGCTGGGTCATAAATTACATCTACTTGTTGCGTCGGGAGAAGTTCACAACTAGTTGTAAGAGTATGATGAAATCTATCAAAATCTCTATGATCCCTGTATTCCGTTAATTTATCAATACCATCTGTAAAACGTCCAGCCCACCAAGTCGCCACCTGTTCCCATTCCACTACGTTCAGGTTTTTACTCCTGAGCCTAGATTGTGGAATACCAGTAGCAATTGAACACCTTCTTAAAAGAACGGAACGGCTATCCATTTCAATAGTGAAATAAATAGCTGATTTTCCAGACTCAAATACATTGTTAGCAATATTAGCACATGTCAGCGATTTACCAGCCCCGCGACGGCCCCCAATAAGAACATAGTCCTGTGGGGCAAACGGAATATCATAATCATAATCAGTATTTAATCCGAGAGGCAGATATTTTGCTAGAGCTTCATCTGATTCGAACAGGGAAATACGTTGCATACTTTCCTGTGGTTTTTCTAGGTCTACTTTATCTCCGACGTCTAGAACAATCTGATGAAGGTGTGCTAAGCTCTCTTCCGCATCCTCAAAGGCTACGGATTCTTCTACATACTTTTCTAATGAATCGAGAACTTCCTTTTGAGTGTACTCATTTTTAAGATACTCAAGAAGGGTAGAGGCTTCTACGTCTACTTCTATACTTTCAATAGCATAAAACTTTTCGAGAGTCTCAGAGTCTCTAACCTCTAACTTTATCTCTTCAAAAGTGGGGAGTCTGTGTTCCCTAGTATAATGCTTATCAATTACTGCAAAAACAGTATGATATTGAGAAGCTAAATAATCTTTACGAACGTAGCTCCAGGTCTCTAAATCCTGTAAGGTAAGCACCTGTTTTATGAGCGCACTCGCTAAGTTCAATTTTCTCCCCGAAAAATATGCAGAAATAAGTCTCCCAACAAGAAGTCAGGAGACTTATTAAAATAGTACTAACCTGCGGCTTTTTCTTTCCGAGCTGCGCCATCATAGTCTGCTGCAACCAGACCACGACGCGTAAGCATCGTTTTTACACCACGAGCTGTCTTACCAATAGCTTCGGCGATAGCTTCTACCGTCAATCCACTCAGATCTCCCAATCCTTCAAGAGGGTCTTCCTTGGTCGTTCCTTTGGTCGTCTCTTGACGCGGAATAGCATCAATAGACCCCGACCGCAGCAGGCTGAGAGCCTTACCACGAATACTATTAATTTCTCGTCCTAGAGCTTCTGCAATTTGCTCAACGAAAGCGCCGTCATTTACCATGTCAACGAAAATAACTTCTTCGTCTTCAGAGTAAGTACGGACGGTTTCTATCTTAGGAGCAGGTTTTACGTGCCCAGTGAGCTCCATGGAAAGAATCTTTCCCTGGATTTGCTTCGCATTAAAATCACCTCCTTCGAAGTGCTCTGCAATTTGAGCATAGGTATACTCTCCATCGTTAGACGTTACAAACGCCGATAGAGTAGAAGCTTGTTCTTCCGTGAAACTACGAGAGGTTGTTGCAGAAACGAGTTCTACATCAAATCCCATCTTACGCAGTTTACTGGATACTGAACGAGTAGATGTTCCAAGCACTTCTGCAGCTTCTGCAACGGTGGCTTGGGATACCGGAGATTCGTCACCAACAAAACTCGTAAGTTCGTCGGTTCTTTCATCAGTCCACTTAGGCAATGCCATTTTGTTCTCCAATTAATTCTGTTAGGTTTTTAACTATAAGAATACCAGACTCTCTGGCCTTCTTAGTTTTGTTTGATTCTATACCACTTTCGTTTACTAAATGTGTTACCTCTTTGGTAACGGAGTTTCTGACTAAATATCCCTCTTTGAAAAGGATTTCTGTAGCTTCTGCTTTTGTTTTAAAACTCTTTAACTTACCAGAGATACAGACAACTCCTTTCAAAGAAGTTATATTCATACCCTGTTCAAAAGTAAAAGAATGTGGTAAAGAACATTCTGGAAACTCGTACATTACCCAGTTCATTATGGACTCAGTGGCCTTTGGGCCTAAACCAGCCTCTCTACAACTCTCTTCTGTAATATCACTAATATTTTTACATACTTGAGAGAGTTTAGCGGTGGCTGTCTTACCGATCAAAGGAATACTAAGTGCCGGTAACAAACTGTTTAATGTAGCGTTTTTTGAGTTCTCAATTTCATACAATATTTTTTCCGCTAATTTATCCGAAGAAATAGCTTCAGATATATTTTCAAAGGTTACTTCGTATATATCTGAGGGAACAGAAAACCCCAATTTTCTTATGAAAACTGGTCCTAACCCTTTAATTTTAAGGGTTTTAGTAAAGTGTTCTACTTTCTTCAGAGATTGTGCTGGACAATTAGAATTCATACAATACAACAAATCGTTTGACCACTCCAGTTTAGAACTACAACTAGGGCAGTTTGTGGGTGGCTCGATTCTCTGCATTTGAAAACCTTCTTTTGATATTGAATACATACTATTATACGGTACTTTATGTTTTTTGTCAAGAACTATTTTTTTCAATGTATGCCTAATAATCAACACGATTAACAATGCGCGGTATAATATCTCCACTACGAATAACTTCAACTCCACAACCTATCTCTAGATCGAGAGCACGAATATACTCAATGTTATGTAGGGTGGCTCTTCTGACTATAGCGCCATCAATATCCACCGGTTCGAGTTCAGCTACGGGACTAACCACACCTGATTTCCCTACCTGCCACACAACATCGAGTAACTTCGTTAGGACTCCCTCTTTCTGCTCTTTTAAGGCCACTGCACCCCTTGGATGATGCGAAGTAAATCCAAGTCGGACATATTCAATGTTTGATATCAAACGATAAACATAACCATCGGTAGGGTACTTAGATGCGTCGAAAGTATCTACAGTATTGAATCCGTCTTGTCGAAGAATTTCAAGTGTATTAAGATACTTTCCTGCAGGAAGTCCATTGGGTATTTGCATATCATATGCAACAAAAGTAAGTGGACGAGACTTAAACTCCTCCAAGTCTTTTAGATTTAGCGACCCCGCTGCAAAGTTCCTAGCATTAGGAATATCACTTGGGGCCACTATTTCTCCCGTTATTTGTAACACTGGAGGCCAGCTACACAACGGATCAGGTACTAATAGGGACATCTTATCCGTGATGTCTTTTCCTATTTTTCCATCACCCCTGGTTAACCCCAGAGTTAATTCGCCTTGGAGATATAGTAGAGACACGGCTGCACCGTCCAATTTGGGGGTGCAAACATAGTCTTCTATATTAGAAGGCAATTCTTCTTCAGAAAAAACTTTCTGTAAAGAATACATCTGTATTAAATGAGAGATACCATCAGTTACAGAGTAACCAACATTATTGTATCCACACATTTGAGACAGTCTATCAAATTCAGCGTCGGATATTACGGGGTTCCCCTCATAATACTGTTCACTAGCATATTCTAAAAATTTATGCATGGTTCCCTCACTGAATTGAATACCCATTATACAGAATGGAACAAAGAAAGTCAAGAATTATTTATAGATTTGATCCAAATAATCTTTAAAGTGTGTCTCTAATACGTCTTTGGCTTCTGCCAGAGACAGTATCTCTATGAGACCGGAGAACAACTCCCTAGAATTATTAAAGTCTAATTCCATTGCTATGCCTTCTTTGGAGGGTTTCCAATCTTCGTCAAAGTCAAGATAGTACTTACGGAGATGTAAATACTCTATACCTCTAAAAGTATTGATGGTGAGTCTAACTTGAATTTGCTTTTCAGCATCTTCATGTATTAGTTTCTCGTATAAAGGAGGGGCTTCGTGTAATTCCATACCTAATCCCCGTTCTTAAGAACAGAAGAAAGAGGAACAACACTAGTCACATTGCTCGGCTTTAGTAGCCGATACGTGTCCGTATCCCAACAAAAGAGTAAAAGAGTTCCATCGGATTCTTTTGCCCTATTCTTTTTTGCTTTTATATATGGGGTACTAAAATCTAAAGTGCATACATTATATTTTAGTTTTTTCGAGTTTTCACTTCTATATGTGATGATAGCATCG